CCTCTCTGATCATGTTGCGTAGTACGCGCAGATCGTGATTCTCGAGCCTACCGAGAGCGATATTTCGGTCTTCTAAGTCGGTAACAAATTTTAAAATCTCTTCGACAGCTCTATTCCATCCAAGACCAAAGCCTTCTGAATGTGCAAAGTCAATTTCATCGCTGGTTACAACCGCCTTGGGTGCCGGTAATGTGCCACCGGTAATGCCATCAATCACGCGGCTAATATGCGCGTTTAATTCTTCATGTAAATTGCTCATGTATTTTTCCTGTCTGATAGTAGTTTGATCGCTGATCTACGTCGGCGATCCCGGTTTTATCCCACCGACTTTTTCGGTGTGGTGTGATGGTAGAGAAGTGGCCGGGGAAAGTCAACATTCCCGGCCTAGTGTCTGGCGATGGCGAGCTAGTAGCCGCCGGCACACTCTCGCCGCGTGTGCGCTAGCCTTGAGCGTTTAGCATCGCGAAGAGTAGGGGTATAGATGACCCACCGGCAGGATCCGGATCCACACGTGGTAATCCATTCGCCGCCGGTGTAGTCGTAGCTGTAGCAGGATCTGGCTATGTTCTGGCCATCCTCTTCTGCTGCTCGTGAAATATTTTCTCGATCATGTCCCGAATATCTTGCTCGCTCATGTCTAAATGAGAGTAATCTTCCGGCTCGAACATGAAGTTATCTAGTAGGCTGCTAAGAGCAGCATCTAAAATGAATAACTCTTTATCCCGGGTCATTCTTTCGCTGCTCATGCTGTAGCCCACCCATTCTCGCTCATGGTCTGCCGGTAGGCTCGTTTCGCTTGCGCTAGCGTGTAGCCATAATAGGTGCGCGATTCAAGCCATGTCTGGCCACCGGATCGCACCATCGCGCTCACGATCCATGCGCCGCTCGGAAAAGCTCGCTGCGTGATCATGGCCTTAGATCCATTCCTGCTTGAGAGTGTATCCTGCATCCGCGCTAGGCATAGTGGCAGCGAATAGCACGCGCGAAAGCGTATAGACAGTGTGAAAGCCCATGTCCATCCCGGCACCGCCGACACGTAACACGCGAGAGCCATTCTTTTCAACTAGCGGCCATAGGAGCGCGTGAGCTGCATAATAAGTGATGTTCACTAGGCGATTATCTTTCACGATGTAAAGGCTCATCGTGCGGCTCATGCCGCTAGTCGATACGCTGCGTATCATCGTGTAAACAGTATCGCCGGGGGTTAGCATGGCCGATAGTCGCTCACGTGAGTGTTCGCGCTCGTTGATCTTTTCTTGCCGGGTGAGTGTTGCTTGAGTCATGTCTAGTTCCTGTCTAGTTAGGTTAAATTCTGGCCTAATGGCCAGATAGCAGACCCGGGGAAAGATCCCCGGATCCACTATCCGGCAATTATGCAACGCGCATCGGCATAAGCAGCAACTGCCATTGAATATCGCCGGCGCGTGTCTCGCATAATAGCGGCTTGCGTGATCCGCTTGTTCGGATGATAAGCGGCACACTCTTATCAATTCCCGGCACCTTAGCAAGATCGGCAAGGAAAGCCGGGTTAACGCCTATTTCATCGCTAGGCTCGAAAGTGGTGGGAATAAGGTGCTCATAAGGTGGGAAAGTGCCGCCCCATGAGAGGAAAGTAACGGATCCATCTATGGTGCTCACTGTAACGCGCTCGCCATCGATCGCGACATTTACGCGCGGATTAATAACGCGCTTACCGGTGAGCGGCTTAATGAGAGCGCGGATCTTAGCTGCATCCATCCGGTGGATCATCACCTTAATATCATGTCCCGGCTTAATTTCGAGCTTATCGAAAGCAACGCGGCCGATAAATAATCGGTAACGATCGGTGCAAGCGGCGATCAAGCTGCCATCTCTCGACTCTAAGCTAATACATTCGAGAGTAGGGAGAGAGCTATCTTTCCCACCGGCAAGAGCTGCACCGGCGAGAAGATCATCAAGCAGCGGCGCGTTCATGGTGAATTGAGTCGCTGTCTTTTCTAATGTTGCGTTCATGTTCATAGTTTCCTGTCTATGTAAAGAGCTGCCCTAGTTAGCCGCTCATAACCTAGCCTAGCGCGAGCTAGGCCAGATTAGAAGCATCTAATTAGATCCGAAATAACATGTTATAGAGTCGTGAAAGCACCACGAGCCGCCGCCCATATAGTTGACATGATCGACAAGGAATAGCAAGCCGGCCATCAATAGCCCGGCACCAATGAAAGCGACGATATATCCGCGGCGTGTAATTCTCATCATTCACCGGCCTTGTTCTCGATTAATTGGTCAACGATGCGGCCTAGATTCTTGCAACAATGACAGCCGCAATTCTGCACCCACTTCTGAATATCTGATAATTTAGCCATGATAGTTTCCTGTCTATGATGCGCGCCGGCGGCGCGTTGAGAGAATTAAACCATGCCCGGATCATGGCTAGTCAAGCCAATTTGGCCAGAATTTCGAGCTGTTATCTAATTGTTATAATCGGCCATTAGCCGATCTTTCCCCGGATCTTTCGCCAGATAGCCGGGTTAACAGCTCTCACCGGGCCATCATCGCCGGATCACCGGATCAATTCTTACCGCCGGATCTGGCCGGGTTATGGCCGCTTGATGGTCAGATAGGGCTGCATAGGGCTAGATGGACAGTTACCCCACAACCCCATCAACTCTCACCAATTCCCCTAATAAGTAAATGATTCGGCCTATAACATTTAATAAACGATCAATAACCGGCAAGAGATGGCGTAATCCCAAGCCCGCTGTGCTACGTCGTCGAGCGTAGAAGAAAAGTATTGCCCTAGCGTGGGAAAATGAGTCATCGACCGGGGGACTTTTAATAAACGCGCGCCGTGTATGTAACTATCACCCCAATGATTTTTTCTAAATAAATGGGGGCAGCTACAAAAATTCTTTTTTATGAAGTAGGCGTAAAATAATGACTTTATGTATTGTGACTAAGATCACACACCTCAAGGCGGGACAAAAGGCAAATTTCCCACCTTATACAATATAGAGGGGTTTGTGAGGCGCAGTGGCAAACCCCGACAGTACGGACGCTTCCAGCGTCCTTCCGATGGCCGAAGGTTTCACCGAAGGCCAGCGCTCCGGGCGTAGCCCTTCGCTTTAAGGGTTGGCGGCGTTACACGCCACCCATAGGTTATTTCCCAATGGGAACCATAGGCACCGCCCCAAGGGCGGCGCAGAATTTAAGGTGGGTGAATTGTATGGCTAAGCCATCGGCTAATAAATACAAGATCGCACCAGATAGCAAAGTGCCTGCTCCGCAGGCCAAGCAAACGATCTTAGAAATGATCACCAAAGGCTATTCCATCGCGGACGCAGTCCGCGCGACTGGAAAGTCAATTAAGTCCTACGAGTACTATCGCGCCTCTGACGCTCAGTTTAAAGAGGCGGTGGACTTAGCTCGGGCAGTCCAGCGCCGAGATGGGGTTATCAGCGAAGAGGATGCTTCGATCAGCTTCGAGGATTTTCGAGCCAAGTACCTCAACTCCCAGACCTTTGATCATCAACGTAACATTATCTCGATGCTTGAAGAGGGTAAGCCTGCTTGGATTCACCCAAGCATGCGGTACGAAGAGGGCTTTCCAAATTACGTGCTGGTGAACATGCCACCGGAACATGCCAAGTCCATGACGGTCAGCATTGACTACATCACCTATCGGATCTGTATCGATCCGAACATCCGTATCAAGATCGTGTCTAAGACCTTGACCATGGCAAAGGACTTTCTTTACGCGGTGAAGCAGCGGCTTACTCAGCCCGCTTACGCGGAACTTCAGCGGCGTTATGCCCCAGCGGATGGCTACAAAGAAGCATCGGACAAGTGGACGCAGGATGCGATCTACCTTGAACGCGACTCGGGCGAAAAAGACCCTACCCTGCAAGCCTTGGGTATCGGCGGCCAGATTTACGGTGCTCGCGCAGACTTGATCGTTCTTGATGACTGCGTGACCTTGTCCAACTCAAATGAGTACGAGAAGCAGATCCGATGGATCCAGCAGGAAGTGCTTACCCGTGTCGGTCCAACGGGAAAGATTTTAGTTGTCGGTACCCGCGTAGATCCTATTGATCTATATCGCGAGATGCGTAACCCTGATCGCTACCCAGATGGCAAGTCCCCTTGGACATATCTGGCTATGCCAGCGGTTCTTGACTTTGCCGATGATCCAAAGGACTGGAAAACCCTCTGGCCCCGCTCAGACAAGCCTTGGCTTGGAGATGACGCGAATATAGGCGAGGACGGATTGTACCCACGCTGGGACGGTCCTAACCTTCGTAAGCGCCGCGGTGTGCTTGACCCAAAGACATGGGCGATGGTTTATCAACAGCAGGATGTGGACAGCGAGGCTGTCTTCGCACCCGAGGCTGTTCGCGGTTCGGTATCAGGCATGAGAGCCATTGGCCCTCTTAGCCCCGGCTCTCCCGGTCATCCAAAGACCTTGGGTGGCAATTACACCATCTGCTCAATGGACCCAGCCATGTCGGGCGATACGTTCTCGATTGCCTATGCTGGCGATATTACAACTCAAAAGCGTTATGTCCTAGAGGCAAGCCGTATGCCCGCTCCTACGCCACAGCGTATTCGCGAGCTGATCTTTGAGTGGACTGAAAAGTACAAGCCATCAGTTTGGGTTATTGAGAAGAACGCATTTCAGTTGTTCTTGACAATGGACGAAGAGATTAACCGCTACCTTGCTTCACGCGGTATTCGCTTAGTTCAGCACTATACCGGTGCTAACAAGATGGATGCAGAATTTGGCGTAGCCTCAATGGCTCCGCTATTTGGAACAATTGACAAGCTCGGCAGCCACATGGGTAACAACCTTATTGACTTGCCACGCAGCGACAATGAAGGCGTTAAGTCGCTCATCGAGCAATTGATCACTTGGTCCGCTGGTACCAAAAATAAGCAGGATGGTTGCATGGCGCTCTGGTTTGCAGAAACTCAGATGCGCGATTACATCAACCAATCAGGAGCCTATGGCGGCTCCTTTATTAAAAACCCATTCCAAACACGCGATCAAATATCGCGTCGTAGGGTTATCAACATTGAAGACTATCAACGCGAAAAAGAAAAATTAGCGGCTAACGGGGGTTACCTATAGTGCTTGAGATTGATGTAATTTCGGACAAGCTCCGAAAGTTACGTGCGCACTACTTCACACGTGATTCACGTTATGACGATCTATTGGCGATCCGTCAGGGCAAGATCGATCAGGTCTTCCCGGGTATGTTCTCAGAGGACTATCCAAAGCCTATGATCGCAAACTTCATCGACGTTGCTGCACGTGACGTTGCCGAAGTTATCGCTCCGCTCCCTGCTTTCAATTGCATGACCACCAACACCACATCAGACCTTTCTCGCAAGCGGGCTGATAAGCGCACCATGATTGCTGCTGGTTATCGCGACACAGCCAACCTACAAACCATGATGTACACCGGTGCTGATCGCTACCTCACCTTTGGCTGGCTCCCATTCCTCATTGAAGCGGATTACGAGAACAAGCGCCCAATGATCCGCATCGATTCTCCTATCGGTGCATACCCAGAATTTGACCGTTTCAACCGCCTTGTTTCATATTCAAAGCGTTACGTCAAGACTGTACGCGAATTGATCAATGACTTTCCTGAGCATGAAAATGTTATCCGCGGTCAGTTTGAGAACCGCAACTCTGAGCGCATCCTTGAGATGTATCGCTATCAGGATAAAGAACAACTAGTCTTATTCTTGCCTGAGCGCAACAACTTTGTCCTTTCACGTGTAATGAACGAGCTTGGCGAAATTCCAGTAGCCATTGCCCTTCGTCCCGGCGTTGACTCAGATGAGCATCAGCGTGGTCAGTTTGATGACATTATGTGGGTACAGGTTGCTCGCTCACGCTTTGCTTCTCTTGCCCTTGAGGCAGCACAGAAGGCAGTGCAGGCACCATTTGCTTTGCCATCAGATGTTAACGTTCTTGAGATTGGTCCAGATGCGACTATTCGCTCTGCTAATCCACAGCAGATCCGTCGTGTCGATCTTAACGTTCCACCGGGAATTTTCCAAGAGAATGAAATTCTCGATCAGGAAATGCGTACTGGCTCACGTTATCCAGAAGGCCGACTTGGTCAGCAGTCTGGTTCTATCGTCACTGGTCGTGGCGTTGAAGCGCTCATGGGTGGCTTTGATACACAGGTCAAGACAGCACAAGGCGTATTCGCAGAAACATTTAAAGAAGTTATACGTCTATGCTTTAAGATGGACGAGAAACTCTTTGGCGATGTAACCAAGGAAGTACGCGGCATTAATGCCGGTGCTCCATATCAGATCACATACAAGCCAGCAGATGACATTCGTGGAGATTACTCTTGCGATGTTACCTACGGCATGATGGCTGGTCTTGATCCAAACCGCGCATTGGTATTTGGATTACAGGCACGTGGCGATAAGTTAATCTCACGCGACTTTCTCCGCCGTCAAATGCCTTGGGAACTTAACGTTACCCAAGAAGAAGAACGTGTTGAAGTTGAAGAGCTACGCGACAGCCTCATGGCTGCCGTTGCTTCGTATGCAAACGCATTACCGCAAATCGCAATGCAAGGCGGTGACCCATCTAAGGTCATCAACGCCATTGCTCAGGTGATTCAAGGCCGTCAAAAAGGCGATCCTATTGAAGAGATTGTCATGCAAGCATTTGCTCCTGCACCAGCACCACAGGCACCAGAACAGCCTGCTGCACCGGGAGCAGAGCAAGGACAGCCAACACCCGGAGCACAGCCGGGGCAACCACCAATGGCACAAGGCGCGCCGCAAGGCCAAGGTGGCAATGCTTTGCAAAGCCTGTTAGCAGGCCTTTCGTCTTCTGGTAACCCGCAGTTAGCTGCATCGGTTAGCAGACGCTCACCCGCCTAACGTTACGAGTGAGAAAACCAATTCCCTATAGGAGATAAAAAATGGCAGTATTCAAATCAAATCTACAGTCACCACCAGTTAAGGTGGCAATGCAGGGTGGAATGGGATCATCTGAGGCTACAACTCAGAAGACCGGCATCCAAGATGCACCATCAGCAAAGTCAACTGGCAAGTCAGACATTAAGTTCACAGTCCAGCCATCTGGCACACGCGGCTCTGGCACAACTGCTGGAAAGCCACGCGCTTAATCAATGTATGACGAAGAGAGCGATAACGCCAATCAGGTGTTATCCGTCTGGGATGTTGTCGCTCTCTTTGCACATTTGTTAAAAGATTTATTTGTAAGTTTTGCAAAGTTTTTTGATGTATTGAGCAATATGTTTCTACATCAAGCAAATGTCGCGGAAGAGCAAAAACTCTTTCACGATGATGTTGTCCGAACCATTGAAACAATTATAGAGGGTGAGTGATTATGGCAGGCAAAGGCGGCTATCAAGCTCCAGCACGTCCCGCTGTTCAATCAGGCCCCGGGGCTTTAAGCCAACGCACCGATGGCGGACCTGCATCAAAGCAAGCAATGCGTTACATCTCTGGCATGCCTAATTACGGCGATGGTCAGGACATGATGCAGATCCAAGGCGGCGCTCCTATGGC